CTTTTTATTTTTCTTTTTTTTTTATTTATTTTTCTTCAAAAAAAACGAGAGAAATTATTTTCTAGGCATCTTTGCAGCACCACACTCCATTTTTATGCGTTTTTAGCTTACCTGAGCCACTATACAACAATTTCCATACACCTATACCATAGCAATGAAAATAATGTCTAAAAACAGCTTAATTTAAAATAACATACATCAAACCTTTCATAAGGCAAAAAGGGAGAAAACATGCAGAAAACATGAACTAAGCTTAAGACAATTGGCTCACATGCTATCTAATAGTATGCAATATATGGAGAACTGGTTCACATAATAGCTATTATAGACTTTATAAAAATAAAAAAAGGGCAATACACCAATAAGCATATTACCCCATTCATCACAAACCAAACAAATAAACCTTCTCAATCTATCATCCTCCACAAAACATTTGTACTTTTCAAAATTCATTTACTATATAAGGCGAAGCCCCCCTCTTAATGCAAATACCCCCTCAATAAAGGTTGACGCCCACAGTTAGTTTAGCTACATTCTTATTGCCTGCACCAAATCTAATGTAATAATCATTGAGGTCAATGGTAAAATCTACTCCAACCGATAGACTTGTCTTTGTGTTGCTATACCCATAATACTTAATGACAGATTCATAGTTAACAACATCACTCTCAGACATATACCCAATCTTAGGTATTACAAGAACCGATTTGGAGAGGGGGATATTAGTTCCTATGTTAATGGTTGACCACCTTGTTTTTTCCACAACCCCATCACCACTAACATATTTTACATATCTGCCCTCCCCACTTGCAAGGTTAGATGATATGTCAAGATGGATGAACTTTACATCAAACTCAACACATGCTCCATAGTTATTTGAGTAACTAGATACACCAACACCAAGTCTAGCTTTCTTGTTTTGTGCGTTGGTGCTTAGTGGAGCAAGGAGTGTGGGGAGGGCTGTTAATAATATAAGTAAAGCTTTTTTCATATCAATAATCTTTAATAATCATAACACAAAGGTATTCCAGATAATACCAAACACCTTAAATCTTTCATATTGTACTAATTTTCAGTTTCTATATCAATATTGCCTTTATCAATCTGTTTTGTTTCCATCTCATAAAATCTAACAGACTTTTGCTTAAAGGCTTTAAGTTCAGTTCCTTCAACTCTAACCACAACTCCCTCCTCTGGAACTTTGCTTTTACAAATATAGCAATCTTTTTCGTTGTATGCAAGTTTAATGTTCTCTAAAAACAAATTTTGCCAATCAGAATCAATTAATCTTTCATCTGAAAATTCACTAGCATAGCCATAAAACAATTGAGGTACAGCATTTAATCCATTTTCATTACACCAATCTTGCACTTGTTTTGCTGAAAACTCAAATACTTTACCAGATGGAGACGTGTATGTAATCCTATAAATATAGACATTTCTTTTTTCTGACAATATGCCAAGATCGCTCTTCTCAACAATTAGTTTAATCCCATTAGCTTCCATAAAGTCCATTGATGTGCTTCTTACATTCCTCTAAGGTAGATAAATCCAATTTTGACACCATTAGAAGCGATTTAAGAGACTCGTTTCGACTTATAGTAAATCCTCTATCTAAATACTTTTTAGTGCGAATAACGGACATTAAAGGAAACCTAGTGCCACTTCCAATAGAAAGTCTTCTTGCTGCCAAATCTACAAAGAAATTGTCATCAAAATAAAACTCCTCTGAATCTAGATTATAGACAGCTTTACAGACAGAAAAGTCAAAGTTGTCTACTACAGAGGATGGGGAATTAAAATAACCCAAGCTTGCAACATTAATTAAATACGCAGTTTGTCCTTCACGGTGACAGCCCAAAACACTGTTGGGGTTACAGAAAGAACATTACACTTGTCTCTAACGAAAGCCAATAGCTCAAGATGAGCCAATGCATTCTTGGGATATAGATCAAGATCATTAATCTCACTGTTTGTAAACACACTGGTAATTGCACCTCCAGCTAAATAGGCAGATTCTTTTAAATCTAATAGTACATCATATAAGGCAGATGGAATTGCTTGATGTATCTTTCTTTTTTGATATTTATAATTCATATTATTTATTTTTAAAATAAGACTTGGCTACATTATATGCTTCATGTAGCATTTTAATTTTCTGTTGACATTGCATTGGAAAGAAAGGATGATTGGGGTCTAATCTCTTGAGTGGGTTTATCTCAACAGCCTGACCTTTCTTCTCCTTAATGTATTGCTCCACAACAAATACCATCTCGTCTGTGGAGAGGGGTGTGGAGTCTGGTTTCTCTATAATAAAATCAATATTCATATTAGAAAATTCTTTTGTTTAAAAATTTATTCCATTTTCTATTAAGCCCCATTCCCTTAAAGCATTTTTCAACTAGAACAACAAACGGAACTACACCCAAAGCTGCTCCAATGGTTATATTGAAGAGTAGGTCTGAAACGGTTAGTCTTTTATCAAAGAAGATACTTAATGAAAAACTAGATACCAATCCAAGCAAATACCATGCTGTTAAAAACATTATCCATACCATACTATAAGGTTTCTATATATTCTACAATCTGCTTTATTTTCTCTCTTGTTACAGTAACTCCTTCTATTTTGATGGATTCGAAGGATGTTTCAAGTAAGTCGGCCAACAGATCAACTTTAATTGTATGGCAACCATATCTAACACTATCACCAAAAATTTTATTTTTAACAAACTCACCTTTGTACCCACCAATTTCAGGAAGCTTAAACCCCTCATCATAAATTGGATCAAACCATAAATCAAGAACGCCTGCTTGCTTGAATTTTTCTATAAAGAATGGGACGTCTTTGTAATTTGTATCAGATAGGAGGAGTGGTCTTTTTTGGGTAAATGTACCTTTGGTTAAATTATAGTCAACCACACTAGCTGCTGCTTCCACTATATTCTCTTGACAAGCAAATTCATCTTTAAATTTATAGCCGATGGGTTCTCCTTTAATCTCTTGCCACTCATCAGGAAAACATAAAGCCAGCTCGCCAATAGTTGAAGCATAACTTACCCTACTTTCATTTTCATTATAAATATGCCCTTTTTTGTAAAAAGGACTCGGACTAAAGCTTGTTAATAACCTATACTTTTTCATAATGTTGTATTTTTTATTTGTTAATATTTGTGTATTTTGCGTTCTTAGGCATCCGATCTACAATCCTATCAATCAGAATATCCTGTATTCTACTTACTTCATGGGGTGGTGGGTTAAAATCGTTGTATAGTTTAGATGGAACGCCACAAAAAGCATCACCCATATCTTTCACATTAAATCCCCTATCTTTACACTCTCTGTAAATATACCTGTATCTTTTGTGAAGAAATAGCAATTTGTTTCTAAAGAACTTAACGTGACCAGTGCCTAATGTGAATTGTGTTGGTTGACCAGCATCACTCAGCCTTCCAGCTTTAATGCTGTTTGGTATCCTAACAATTTCTCTGTGTTCAGCAAGTAAATGTTTATCGCAAAGATCTGCTGGTTCTATGAATGCGTTTATGCGAGTCATAACTTTAATTTTAGATAAATACTAAATTCAATACAAAGGTATAAACTAAATTTGATACTGCCAAACAAAATGTAAAGTTTTTTAAACAAAAAAGGGAGACTCTTTCGAATCCCCCTAGTGATCAGTTAATTGCTGATCTAAACATTAATTTAACATCGTTGTGCAATGATCTTACATCCCACCAAGCTCTACTAAACCAACCAAACCACTTGCCCTCAGCAGCAAAAGTTAACCAACTTGATAAAATTACAAATGGTAAACTTAGATAAATGCCAATCGACATAAATACCATAAGTGTAAAGATAAATACAGATGGTACTAGCTGCACAACAAAAGACATGGCTTTAAATAGCCAATAAAAAATTTTTTTCATATTATTAAATTAAAGATCCATATACTCCAGGAACGCAAGACTTCCTTTATCTTTTATAACTCCAACATTAATGTGCATTTTAGCAAAGTGCTTACCATACGCAGCGGCATAGGATTTGTCGTCTAAACCACAACCAACCTGCAAAGCGAAGATTTTACTACTCTTTCCAACAAAATGCTCAACATAGCTCTTTGAGTGCCAATGCCCCTGACAAACAGACATTAAGTCTTGCTGTGCTCTCTGTCTAGCTTGACGACCTATCCCATGACAATATAAAACATTGTCAACAACAAAGGAGTCAGCGTACTCCCAAGTGGGAGTCTCTAAGACTTCTCCAACGCTCTTTATCCAATGCTTTGATAAACCAGCATTAAATGCCTTTCTGTCTCCCAACAAATCATGATTACCTAAACACACCTTAGCATTTGGAAAAGCTTCATGCCACTTAGCAATATTTTTCTTTGCTAATCTCAACTCCTCTCCAGCACTATGTCCATCTGGGTCAGTCTCATGAAAACTTGAAAAATGACCATCAATGGCATCTCCTGCAAAAATAACCTCTTTGAGCATGTGCTTATCGTAAATATCTTTACAAAATTGTAAATACCCATCTCTTGTGAAAGGTTCATGTAAATCACCTATAAACAACACACCCTCTCTCTCACGCACCCGAAGTAAGGCATTATAGTCAGCAGGACTCAATCTTGGTCTAATTTGTTTTTTCTTATCCATTAAATTCAATTTTAATCCAACATTCTTCACTTAATGAAAGAAACTTTTCATAAGGTATCTCAACTGATCTGCCTGTTGCTTTCAAATAACGTGGTTTTTTTGAGCTCAAATTAGGCTCATATAGGAATGTGTCACCTCCAAGGAGATCGTCTAAATTTGAGGCTAAATTGTGCTTAATTGAAGCTATTGTAACAAACACACCTTTCTTAGATGTAAGACTGTCACCAAACCTCATATTCACATCACACGAGCCAAGATAATACTCTGTAGTCCCATTACTTTTTAAGTATTCATGACCAACAAGCAAATCTTCTGTCTCTACCACATACCCAATCTCATCTCCACAGTGAGGGCACACATTCCAATGCACCCTCATGTCAACTTCTCTATCACAACCTAAGCACTCTACCCACAAACAATGATTTGCCATTATATAGATTCTCTTAAGTTGTTAATTAATTCACTTTGTCTGTCGATCTCTGCACGAGCATCAGCAAGAGTTGTTTTCAGCATAACCTCAACGCCATCGCTTGACTCTTTATGTACCTTTAGATGTTTGGCTGCCTCAACTATTTTAGAGCTATATACAGCCTTTTTAAACTTTATGAGGGATGAGACCTCATTGTAAAGTAATTTAATTAACTCAACCTTTTCTTTCATACTTCAATCTTTTTAATGCAATTAAACAATCTAGATGAACATCAACCCTACACATATCTATCTCCACTTCATCAATAAGTTTATTGATCTGCTCTTTATGGTAATTAAAAACTTGTTCTTCAGTTAAAGCTGGAGCTGTTTCATACAACACCTCAAAATCATCATCAGTATCTACATAAACCCAAGAACCATCACCTATAGCAGCAACACCAATAAACTTACCGTCATCACTCCAAAAGTCATTATCTGCCAATCCATCTAAATCAGCCGCCACAGCTTCCTTGTATGTTTCATACAGTGTGGTAACTTTACCTGTCAGTTTTGTTGCTCCTATGATTTTATTTACTTTTATTTTCTTCATTCTTTAGCTTTTAGTTGTTCTACAGCTTCGTTGTGAGCATCAATAGTATTTACTGAATGAGAGACTTTCTTCTTCAGTGACTCAATTGCGGTTTCATTTGACAGTATCTCTTGCTCCATCTCAAATATACTGTCCTTAATCTTCTGTGTGTGCTCCTTGAGTCTATCAATATCTAACAAGCACTGTTCTCTAGAGGTTAATGCCTCAAAGATTTGAGAAGAATTTAAGATATTAGCCTTTGGGGAGAGGGGGAGAAACTCTATGTCAGAAAATTCACACCCAATACAACATCCATCAAACTTAACCTCACAATCATCTTCAAAGTGATGATAAGTAATAACGTCAGTAATTACACCAACATCCCCTACATTAGCACAAACAAATCTATCACTAATCAGCTTAACTCTCCTTCCAATCAAATTTTCTTTTTCCATATTTTCTAGTATTTTATTAGAATTTCCATAATCTCTTGAGACAACTTGCTCCTAAAGTTCTCTGTTAACTCGAAAGTACCAACTCCACCTAAATGAGTGATTTTATCATACCATTGACAAGCTGACTTGTCTCTCTGTTTTAAGTCTATTTGTCTCCAGTCAGATGTTACAATCAACTTACTGTCTCTACCAAGCCTTGATGAAATAAGCTTAAAATCTTCTAAGTCAGCATTTTGACCTTCATCAAGAATCACAACACAGTTTTTAAATGTATGCCCTCTCATAAACTGTAGGGGAAGTACTTCAAGATGCCCCTTTTCAATCAACTCTTGACTAAAAGACTTCTCGCCCCCAACAAGCTCATCAATTACAGTCAATATTGGAGCTGTGTATGGAGCAAGTTTTTGATCCCCATCTCCAGGAAGGAAGCCAATATCTTTTCCAGCAGGAACAGTTGGTCTTGTTACAAGAATTTTCTTGAAATCCCCATGTTCTCGAATGTCATTACTTGTAGCCTTCTCTTTGCGCTTGTAAAGCTCAACAGCTATTGATGCTGCAATTGTACTTTTTGATGTTCCAGGCTTGCCGTGAAGAATTGTCACTTGGTTTTCATGACACACTTTACGTGCAGTCTTCTGTTCATCTGTAAACTCAATATTGAATGATACTAATGCATCATTAACCTTCCTCTTATCTTTCATATAGTCCTAGCTCTATTAGTGTGGTTTTAAGAACATAAAAGGCTTGTCCCAATCCAGCCCTGTCGTCTAATAAAATGTTGAAATAAGGTTTATAATAATACATATCCGAATGCTTCTGCATTATAGGACTTTCGTTGGTGTAATCAACCCTAATACCAAGACATTCTACGTAATCCTGCTTAAATAGTATTCTATCGCCTATTGTATATAAGCACATAGTAAAACCCAAATCACTACATTTCTTCAACAAATCAATGACTGGTTGTGATTCTAATCCTTCTTTATGGTAATCGAAGATAGTATTATTAAAATCAAACCCCACAATAAGGTTTTTGTGCTCTAGATACTCTCTTTTGAGTCTATCTATAGCTTTTCTGTCGTTAAGGTATGAGTTCATCATGCTGTTATAAAACTTATTATTATAGCAAACGATATTACAGTCATGGCTGCTACAACATGAGGCAAGTACTCGTGTTTAAAACTTTCCCACATATTCATCACATAAAATTTTTAAATTCAACAATTTCTACCAAATCAGTAGAACCTCTTTCAACTGTTTTCCAATTAAATTCAGATCTCCAACTATCAGTTGTGTAAATCTTTTTAAAGTAAGGGGTTAGTTCAATACAAAGGTAAGGAGAATATTTCTATTCTCCAAACCTATTTGTAAAAATTAACCACACTTAGAATAACCACAATCAATACATTTCATGCACCCATCACTCATAGCGACCACTCCACCACATTCAGGGCATCCACTATTTTTTTCTTCAGCTTCAGCGTAATTAACTAAAACGTTTGATATGGCTTTCTGGAATGAAGAGATAGTAGCATAAGACCTTATGGAGTCCACAATCCATCTTGGGTCAATTCTATGTCTCAGCATTAAACTGTAATCCCTTGTTTGCCTCTGTTCCGTCTCTATCATGTGATCTATCAGATTGTCAATGACATAATTGTCAGACTCAAACCTATAGTGCTGTTTTTTGATCTTAGTTATAGACCCCTTGTTGATGCCTCTAGGTATACCAAACTCTCTCTTATACTCAACGGCAAACACTTCCATCGGCCTACCTTTCTCAACCCCAACAAATATTATGTATTCTCCACCTAAAGCCTTCTTGAAGTAAACATCGCACTCAACGCTCTTACTTCTCTTTTTGGCTGGAATGTAATCGTGATTTGAATTATCTCTTTCATCAGCACTCTTTGTGTTCAAAATACCAGCACGACTACCATCTCTATAAACAGTAACGCCCTTACATCCACTCTTCCAAGCTTCTTCGTAAACTTTAGCAACAGTTTCAACTGTTGTGTTCTCTGGCATATTGACTGTCACAGAGATTGAATGATCTACCCACTTTTGAACCCCACCTTGCATACGAACCTTCTCGATATAGTCAACGTCTTGTGCTGTTGCTTTAAAGTAAGGTGAGCTCTCAAATATAGAAGTAAGCTCATCTTTAGACTTTAGCTCCAACATAGACAAAGCCTCACTGTATGAAAGGGATGGTTCGTTTGAAGAAATAAACCACAAAACAAAAGGTTTGTGAAACACAGCAAACTCCTCCCACATATCGCCAACCTCATCTGTATGTACAGATTTTTTTGGATCGTCCGTTTTCCTTCTTCTATAGTACCACGGTGAAAATAAAGGTTCAATTCCAGATGTTGTTTGTGTCATCAAACTAACCGTTCCAGTTGGAGCGATGGTTAGGTTTCCGATGTTCCTTCGACCAAATTTTTTGTACTTTGTCAAAATCTCATCGCCAATCAAGGGGTTGTTTTTAAACATTCTCTTTAAAAAATCACTCTCCATGTCCTTTTCTTCACTCCACCCATCAAAGCATCCACGCTCTTCTGCCAACTCAATTGACGAGACGTATGATGCAGAAGCAAATAACTGCTGCACCTCTGTTGTGAAGTTGGTTGCTTGCTCTGTCCCATAAGTTAACCCAAGAGCTGCAATCATATCTCCAAGACCAGTGTAACCTAACCCCGTTCTTCTATAGCTATTTGCCATTTTCTTAACGCCATTCCAAAGATTAAGCTCAACAATTTTGATTTCCTTTGGGTCATTGGAAGATTCAATCTTTTTTATAATACCATCAATCTTTTCTATTTCAAGGTCAACAAAATCATCCATAATTCTTTGGGCAACCTTCGTATCCTGCACCAACATGTCCATCAAAAATGTTGCTTCTTTTGAAAACGGGTTTGCAACATAATTAAATAAGTTTATTGCAATTAGCCTACAGCTATCTTTAGGTGGTAACGGCAATTCACCGCATGGATTGGTTGAAACTTCCCTCAATTCATCACCATATCCACGGGCAGGTGACTCTTCCAATATTCTATCAAAAAACAAGCACCCTGGCTCTGCACTTTTCCATGCATTGTACACCAGCTTATCAAACAGTGGTTTTGCGGCTTTTTTGCCAAAAGGCTTACCCTTAAATGTGGTACAAAAATCACGGTTACTTAGAGCAGCTTTCATGAAGTTATCTGAAGCTTTTATTGAAATATTTGCTCCCGTAATCTTAGATGTATCTACCTTCATATCAACAAACTCTTCTGCATCTGGGTGCTCAACGTCAACACTTAACATTAATGCCCCATTTCGCCCATTCTGAGCAACCTCTCTTATTGTGTTTGAGTAACGCTCTGCAAATGGAGAGATGCCAGAAGATGTTCCTGCTGAATTATCAACCCTAACACCCCTAGGTCTAATGTGAGACAAGTCACAGCCAACACCACCTCTTCTTTTTGCCAACTGAACCATCTCTTGATCTGTAAGTAAGATTCCACCGTAAGAGTCAACGTCATTCCCAACAACAAAACAATTACTCAATGAAGATAGGATTGGGTTTCCTATGCCATACATTCCTCCACCTTGGGGAACAATGTATTTAAAGTCTTTCAGTAAACCATATATGTGTTCTAGTGGGGTGGGATTTTTGTACTTTTGTTCAATTCTATAAAACTCCTTAGCTAGTCTCCAATGCATATCGTCTGGAGTTAACTCTAAATACTTATCTCCATCCTTCAAACAGTATTTGTCAATCCACACATTCGTTGCTAGCTCATCTCCTTCAAAATATTCCAATGAGGTGATATAAACCTCTTCTCTTTTGTAGCTCAATTAAATCCTCCTTAATATGTTAAATTAATCCCTAATTCCTTTATTTTATTTTCTAGCTCCACTTCAACCTCTTTTAATTTTGAGGTGTGGTGCTCATACTTCTCAAGAAGTGATGCTAATGACCTTAATTCTCTTGATGAGATGATCACATTCTCTTTTTCTTCTCCAACTATCTCAGCCCAACCAAGATCCTCTCTCCACACTAAGGGGTTTGAGCAAAGTCCACCTTCACACTTCATCGCTGATCTAATACACTTATATTTACCATCTGAGTCAAAATAGTAATCTATCACTTCCTCATCGCTGTAAATATCAACTTCTCTAGCCTCAAAATCATCGTTGGGTGACTTAAATTTGGTTCCTATTGAATATCTTTTACTAGCCTCTTTTAGTAAACTATTATTATCTATTTCAATATCCTCTAACATTGCATCATTCCAACTCCAATCACTACATTCATCCAAAGAATAATAACCAATGGTGTCAATATGGCTAACAGTAGTCTCTTTACCTAAAAACTCAACCATATCACCAACAAAACATAAGTCATCGTAAAGAGTACCAGCAACAAGATCTTGCCGAATTTTAACCCTATCTCCTACTTTAAACTTTCTTTCCATGTTATCGTAATTTAATTTTATTATACTATTTGTCATCAATGTAAACCTCATGAGAATCGTATTGGGCAAGCGCGTCTGCTATAGCGTTCTTTATCCCATGCTCGCTATCTAGCTTTTGGTGTCCCCTTACGTGCTCAATGTTAAGGTCAACATCTTTCACACACAACAACTCGACAACCTCTTTCCAAAGATCATCGTTTTTCACTCCAATAAAATCCTTCTCCAACCATCTCCACAACCTTCCTTCAACAAAAGACTTCACGACATACTCAGAGTCGGAATAAACAATCAATGCACACTTCTCATAAGGTAGCCATTTTAACACCTCTAATACAGCCCTTATTTCCATGCGACTTATTGTTGTGTCATTGTAGCCTCCACTCAACTCAAATGAACTATCATCACACTCAATGTAAGCTCCCCATCCGCCTTTTCTTATCTTCCAATAACAACTACCATCAGTCCAAGCTCTTATTTTTTCCATAATGATAATTTACTGTCACCATATAATCAAGCAGAGATTCCTTTGACTTAAAGATACCTGTTGAAGCTATGGTAGACGTATATTCTCCGTGTATATTTTTAAACCTTTCTTCAACCAGCTCCCCATCCTCTATATAAAACACTGGAATATTGTGACTTAGGTCAAATTCAGTGAATACCTCTCCCACTTCATTTTCATAAAGCACTTTTGGTTTAGGTTTCTCAAAATCTATGTAAGAGCCGAAGTCTCTGCTTTTACCTGCCTCAAAACACTTAGTTCCCCAACTAACGAGGATTGCTTTGAGATCAACTTTATCTAGCCCATCTATACCTGGGTAGTAGAACTCAATTAAATCGTCTAGCTTGTTTTCCATATTACCTTAAATAATCAATTAAACTTATTGACACACTCTCATTGAGTATATCTTCTTCCTTCAATAAAGATCCAATATTTATTGTATCAGCTCCAGCTTTCTTTGGAACTATAATATCATTCCACTTCCAACCATCAATTCCATTCATATTAAGCATCATCCTTACGTCAACCGTAGACTTCTGCCCCATTCTCCTTATTCTTGCGATAGCTTGATCAAGTGTGTCTGGATTCCAAGGCAGCTCAACAACAAGCACATTGCTACAAACTTCTTGTATTCCATCAATACCAACAGAACCAGCTTTCATATTAATAAATAAAAAGATGTCTTCACTTTCTTTAAATTTATTTACAATATGAAATTTCTCTTCACTTGAAATTCCCCCTTGAATCACATCACACTGAAATATTTCTGCAAGACTTTTAAGTACATCTCTACTCTCTCCAAATACAACCAACTTTCGCCCACACTCCTTCCAATCTTTAAGATACTGAATAATGGCCTTTTTCTTGCCCTCTATTGACAATTTAAATAAAGTTGATAGCTGTACCAAGACTTCTGCATTGAGTGCTTTAAATGCGCTCTCTGTACCCTTTTCTTTTACTATATGAGAAAAGATGTCTGACTTAGCAGAGTTATATAGCTTCTGATTAGAAAGTGGTGTGTCAAGTATAGTCTCAATCTTATCAGGAAGCTCATCAATCACATCTTCAATTTCATACCGTATATAACAGTTATCTCTCATCACTTGATTGAGTTCCACTAAATTTGAGCTTCCTGATATATCTAAGCTTCCACCAAAGCCAGCCTTAGCATTACAGTAGCGATAAACATACCTATTGTAACTGCCAAAAACATCTTCAAACACACCAATAAGCTTAAACAGGTTAATCAAATCCTTTGGTTTACCTCCACTTGGAGTTCCTGTAAGCAATTGCCTTAATTGAATTGAGCTATTCTGCATTATCTTGGCAACGCCCTTTGACCTTGCTGCTTTTGGGTTTTTACAAAAGTGAGCTTCATCAACAACAACACTCTTCCACTCTCTGCCTGTAAGTTCTAAAAACCTCATCTCCAAATCTTTTAGGGGCTTTCCTGTAGACTTACCCACTCTGCCGTTATCAACCAACTTAGCAAGTATGTCGTAGTTAATTACAACAACATCTGCATTCCAGTCGTTTTTTCGACTCTTAGTCTCCTTTGACTCTATTACAGATATTGATGTTCTTCCAGTATACCTCTTCCATTCATTTGCAAATTGATGCTTAATTGAAGCTGGCGTTATAACTAAGCAGGGAAAAGCTTTATCTAGTTCAACTGCCAATACTGAGCAAAATGATTTTCCACAGCCCATCTGCAAGGCATTCAGTACGTTACGCTTATCTAAAGTGTAAGCTATTGTCTCTAATTGATAGTCTCTTGGTTGAAAACATAAGTCAAGCATAGATAACTTTCCTTTTAACTCACTCATCTCAGACTCTGTGAAGTTCAAGTTCTGCTCTGCATCTTCATACTGTTCTTCATGCTCTATGAAGTTGTTGTCATCTATGAAGTCAAGCATCTTTTCTTCACTGCCTTTTATGATTGGTGCTATCCACATTCTTAACTCACCATTCCATCTTGCGCCTGGAACTCTTTTAAACTTTTGATTAAGGTCTTTGGAGAATGGGAAGGAGAAAAAGACTTCTCCTCCCTCAATCTTAAATTTACGCATAAATCATCGGGTCGTTGTCATTATTGCTCTTCGTATCATAATAGATCAAAGCTGCAATTGTAATTAAACATACTGCAATTAACATTCGTAGATGTATTTTAGCTTATCTCCCATAATCTCAATTGCTTTTTCTGCTATCATTCTAGATGAAAACTTAACTGTACTGTGGGTAACATAAGACCATTCACAAACATCATACACACTCTGTTTTTTGCAGTAATGGATATTAAACCACGATTCATCAAACTCTTCATTTAAATCATCTGCGATTAGCTGCAACACTTGAGTCCAATATAGTTTGGGGTAATGTGCCTTAAGGGCATAAAATAGCTCATATTTTTCAATGTTAGCACAACACCCTCCATCTAACATCCCATCAGCGTCTAGAAGCATTTCTTTATAGTCATTCAAGGTTTTCTCTTTTGTTTTATTTTCTTTCAACCACTCCTCGGCAGCTTCTTTGGTTGAAAAGTATTTATGTCCTTTAAAAACATCAACCCCATCATCTGTAGTAAATACTGGCTTAATGATCTCTGCCCATTCCCCTTGTGAATAAACGGAAGCTCCATTGACTCCAACTACAATATCTGTATCACAATCTCTCCACCACTGTAAATCTCCACTTACTGTATAAGTGCAATCAGGTCTATACGCTGAAATAAATCTAGTTCCAATTGGATAGCGTTTCTTTGCCTCTTGAAGTAGGTATTCTTTTTTAGTTGAAGGCTCAAATTTCCAAAGCGTTCCATTCATGGAGTAACGGTATTTGTCTGATACAAAAAGCATCCCAACATCATTAATGTCTTTAACTTCAATAACATCACCAACATCAAACCCCCTATCGGTGAAGCCTTTATTGCAAACACATTTAACATACATTGTGTCAGAAAGTCCTTCTTTTACTTCAAATAAATCGGGATTGTCGTCAATTATTTCTTGAGTTAGTGTTACAGTTAAGTCACCAATCTCAACCTTGTCGCCAATGGCGACTTCCATTTTGTCAATAAAATAAATCTTCTTTGTCATTCTATTTGATTTTACAGTTCTTCAAATTGTTGTTCAATGTAAATATTGTACAGAAACTCATTTCTTTAAATATATCCATGCTATTGAAATTATTCCAGTTAACATTAATGTGTAAATTACATACTTTATGAACACTATTGCTAGAATTGCTCCCAATACTGCTGTGATCAGATATTTACTTTTCATATATTCTTCCCCCCAAAATTAATCTGTTTGCGATTAAGGCATCTATTGGAATTAAGCCTTCCACTTTCTTTCCGTTTGTTTTTTGTATTCTCCAAAAGTTTTTTGGGTTATCTTCTGAATAAAACAGAAGTGTGTAGGAGCAACCTTCTTTTATTACACTAACCAACCTATAGTCACCAACCCCATCTATAAGATATGTTGCTCCCACCTTTAATTTTCTGAACTCTTTCACTTTTCAACAATTTCATTTAAGGCCAAAGTGGATATGGGCGAAGAGTATAAGAATAAATTTTTACATAAAAGCAAACTTCCAATCGCCAAGAACAAGGCTTGGAATCCTGTTAGTGGCAAAAGTACTAAAAATAAGATAACCCCAAGTGCTATTCTGAATGTAAATGTAATTGTTTTTAATAACTCCATAACTTTCATTTTTAAATCCTATACAAAGATAGGTGTTTGTTTTTAGTTTACCAAATATTGCTGTATTTATTTTCAATAATTGTGAAATGGGTGGAGTCGAACCACCCTAAACACCATGCTTTCTATTTTACACTGTATGTAAGTACTGGTTTTTGAGTTAATTTAATATAATTGTCGCACAACAGGTATTTGCCATTCCATTCCATATATGTTCCATCAGTCAAGAAGAAGAATATACCGTCACCATTTGTACCGTATGAGCCATCTTCAGCTGGGCTTGGGAGTACCCCGTCTACATAATGAAATCCATCCTTTGCGCCCTTCCTTGAAAGTGCCAATTGTTCTGGATTTGTTATTTGACTATTAACGGAACTAACTTTACCTTTGATTGGGAAGTAGGCAATGATTGTTCCCATATCTGACAGTAGGTAAACATAAGATGTTTTGTTTTTGTCATTCCATCTTGTGGTTCTTCTGTTAATTTGATCTCGCTCTAAAGACCAATCTAAACTTACTGGTGGTTGGGCTTTAATTAATTTTGATTGATTTACTTCGGTTTTTCTTTGTTCAATTTCTGCGGTTGAGTTTTTGTAATCATAGCAAGATGTTGCTAGAATTGCAATTAACACAAGAAAAAAGGTAATTAAAAATTTCATACTTTCTTTTTTTGTTAATGTTATTGGAATAATAATTGTTTCTGTGAATACCAGCTTCTACTTAAATTGCTTGGCAAGTTATCTTTAAAGATATTTTTTGTAACCATAGCACTTTTTGCATTGTAGTTCTGAATAGCTCTGTTGACCATATCTTTCTGAGCTGTTATGTTTGTAGATAGTCTTTGATATTCTTCTTTATCGAAGAATGACCACTTTTCCCTATTCTTAGGCAAGCCTTCCTTAAAGCGATCAAAGGCTTCAATGTGATTCGCCTCCTGTTGATATAGTCTCTCTATATCCTTTTCTTGCTGAACAAACCACTCATAGCTATCAATTGCATTATCTGCATTCATAACCTTGTTGTTAATTTGTGTGGGCGTTGAAAATGTGTTGTTGACAATCGTTTGCCCAAAGAACAACAATTTTCCCAAAAAACCCAAAACAAAAATGGCAGCAATTGCTCCAACTGTAATAAAAAATCCTCTCATTTTTCTCTTTTTATATTAAACTTAAAATTGTTCACAATACTCAATTATCTCACAAATCTCAGATGCTTTCAGTGCAACGCCACTATCCAAAGTAATCTCTTGGATGGATCTATTATTTCCAATGTCAAGGTTTTTGTGAATTTCAATTAATGCCTCTAGCCTAAACTCAGCACAACCATAAGTTATGATTCTTGTATCTTTATTAAGCTCTCCTTTGTAACCATTAATCACTGGAAGATTTAACTCTTCTTTGTACACCTTATCAAACCATAGATCTAAAACTCCAGCTTGTTTGAACGTTTCACCCCAATCACTATTGGTGGCAGCAAATGTTGTTTTACCCTCTAGCCACATTTCTTTTGTTGTGAGACTATCAACTAAAGCACGAGCGTAGTCAACAAACTCTTCCCTTACTTTGTATCCAAGAAATTCCTTATTTGTATCTCCCTCTTTCAATACATATTCTCTAAATTGATCAAAAGAGATTTCCTCAAAGTTGTCCACTTTTGTACTAAGGCTAACCCATCTCCTATTCGAATTACATCCCCTATTTCCTTTTGGTTCAAGCCAACTCCAATTAGCATTACACCATTTCATTAAAATAACAAACTCTTCTCTGTTGCTATACTTAACAAACCACTTTTCTGGCAACTCAAATACATCTTCAACAAGCTCCCAATGATGGGGGAACTTTTTGGCAAAACACTCAACTGTTCTACCAGCAACACCTATTCCACTTTTCATGCTGCAAGGATAAATTTCCCCTTTAGCCCATGTGATGTACCCACCTGACAAACATCTATACTTCTTCTCTTTTTCCATATTTTTAATTACAGTACAAAGTTACTGCTTATTTTCTTTCTGTGCAACTCTTCTTTTATTTTTTTCCAATATTTTTCTGTAGACTTCTTTCTCATTCCATTTATTCCACCATTCCACAACTTAGCAGCCTTTTCTGCACCCCATGAAGGATTTACTTTGTTTTGATAATCAATGAACATTTCTACAGACTTCTCTCTTGACCACCTATCATTTAAAGTGTATTTCTTATAACCTACCAATCTGTTGACCTCTCTAACCATAATTGGTCTTATTTGCATACACCCTGCTGCTCTCTCAATTGGATGCCAAGTTTTTTCATTGCCTCTTGATTCTACGTGTATTATAGCCTCAATTATGGCTTGTTTTCTTTCTTCTCTGCGAACATACTCTATTTGTTCTTTTAGGCTCTTAAATGCATCAGCGTTTGCATCGTAGTCACTCAATGTACTACTCTCTATAACCAATACCCCTAAGAGCATGGTCAGGACTATCACTATCTTTTTCATATTGTTTTATTAAATTATCATTAATGCGTGTCTTAAGCCTTCTTCTAAAGCTTCTTCGAAAGTTTCAAACTCATCAATTTTTGACTCCCAAAAATCACCATTACTGTTAAGTGTGTATAGTGGCTCTACTTGAACCCACCACAACTTACGCTCATCGAAACTTGGAATACAATTAATGCTTAAGCCATACTTCTCGCGCAACCACCTTTGAAGCAATGATTGAGTTGGGGCTTGGTAAAAATCCTTGTATGAAACTTCATAGTAAGACATAGAGTCGGAATCTGAGCCTAATTGAGGCTCTCTGTCAATATAAACAGCTTCCCCTTTCTCGAATTTTCTAACCACTGGAGTTCTCCAAAAGTTACGACACTCTATATCAAAACCTTTCTCTTTTGCTAGTTTTGCTGTTTCAAATTCTATTATTTGATCTTCCATAATTCTAAATTTTATACAAAGATAAGAAAAGCTCACAATTACTTGCAAGCTTTTTAACATTTATTTTTCATATTTTCTTCGAAGATACTCTGCCAACAACAATGAGTCTGCTTTGTTGTCATCAGGTTTCTTTGACCTTTTAGTTCTTCTTAGATCAACATCTGGAAACAAATCTTTAGCCACTTTAATGGATGTAGCTTTCGTATCTGTTACGTTTGTTTTGCCAGATGAGCTTTTCTTTAGTTCCTTACTGTAACTTGCCCACATAATTTTCTGCCATGCTTTTGGTTGAACTAACTCAAACTCTACACCAAATGCATCCAATACCCCATGAAGCTTGCCTACATTGAAACCAAAGGAGAATGTACTTCCTGCTGCACTACCAAATATAGCGTGAACCTCCTCAATCACAACTCTAACATTATTTATGCCTCCAGCACTTATCTCCACTTCATTGAGTATGTTAAAAATGCCATCTCCACTAACATCACCTCTGCTGTTTATAGGCATAGGCCACCCAACAGTACTGCCATCTTCATTCAATGCTGTTATGTAGCCTACCTTTCCTGGGTCAATCCCAACATAGATCAAGCCTTGCCTCCTTTCTCACTTAAAGCTAAATGCTTTGACAATTCTGCTGTATCCATATAACCTGCAAGCAACTCTTCCATCCACTCCACATACTCATCATTGTACCAGACTGCACTGCTTCTGTTGGAGGGGTTTATTACAGCTCCCCATTCAATGCCAAAACTTCTCTTAAACTCTCGCCTGAGATCTTCTTTTGTTTTCTTAATGTACTTTTCCATTCCACCAAACTTTAGTTTTTATTTCAGTGTTACCTTTTACTTTGTGAGAATACCTGCGCCTTACTTCTTTAAGTATATACATTCTAGCTTGTTCAAAGTGTTGCTTATACACAACTTCATGGTTGCCATAAACCTCATAATACGGCAAATTAAATGATTCAGTTATACACTTATCCCAATCACTTGCTGAATCACTCTCTCGATCCACCCTATAGATCGAGTATTCTTTACGAATCTTTCTTAACAGTTTAGTCTTCATATCACTCAACTATTTTACTTATTCCACAAACTTTCTCTATCACTAAATTATTGTCTGCTGCCCTATCTGTAGCAACATGGGTAATAATCATTGCATTTAAAGCTAAATTTTTTATAGATTTCATAAGGTGTCTTAATCCCAAAGAATCGAGTCCTTCAAAGATTTCATCAACCATCAACAAGTTAATACCCCCATAAGGATTCTGTCTGTTAATCAATTCTTGTATAGCCAATATCATTGCAAACTGAACACGTCCCTTTTCTCCACCACTATATGAGAAGAATGAAGTCATTTGATCTCTAATCACATAAGGCGTAATTTCCTCCTTCTGCTTGCCATCTGCATTGATTTTGAACCCATCTATAAATACAGACAAGTCTGACTTCATTTTACTCAAGTTGACATTACATTGACTCTGAATTGACTGTAGTGTCTTGTTGGCAAGGTTCATCTTAAATCTCTTAAAATTAGTTATCCACTGCTCTGTTTCAAAGCACTCGTCTTGCTTCACTTGAATCTCAGCCTCTTTTTCGACTATTAAATCATCACATCTTTCAACATCTTTTCTTAGTCCCTCAATCAACTCTGTATTGTCTGTTGGAGCTGCGCTTTGTATTTGTACTATTTTAGCCTCTTTTAAGGCCACTTCATCTTTCTTTAGTGCAATGCGTGATAATGTTGCTTTGATGTCGTTATTTGCGTCTAAAATGGCATTTTCTTTAGACTGAACCTCAAGTTTTGCTAATCTAACTTTTTTATTGACATCTTCAGCTTCATTAAGCTTCTTTGTGGTCTCATCAATTTCATCAATCAGAGACTCAATTAACAACCCACAGTCCTCAACTATCTCTTTCTGTGTTTCCAGATCAACCCCTTCACTCAATGAAAAGTTGTGATCGCATTTTGGACAAACTATCTCTCCTGCAAGCTTGTTTTCTGCATCAGCTTTTATTGAGTTTACCTCAACTTTCTGCTTCCTTAATGACGAAAGTTCTGATTCATATAACTTTACGTCAACTTCCACTAGCTTTTCTGCCTTCTTTTTAGCAGCCGTCAACTCTTTGTTTAAATCAACAATAAGTTTTTCAAGCCTACCAATCTTTTCATTAAGTGAAGACATGTCTGTGTTTAAGTCAGATATGTCCGATTTAATGGCTTTAATTAAATCATCTTGACTATCGTCATCTGACACCAAAAGCTTCTCTATTTGGTTCTCATAACTCCTTTTCTCCCCAACTAACTCAAACTTCTTTTCATTAAGTGCAGATATTTCTTTTTCAATATCTTTAACGTCACTTTTTATAAGGTCATCAACCTCATCTAGATAGGAAGTTCCAGCAAGTCTACCGATAAGCTCTAGCTTTTCTTTGTTACTAGATGAGAAAAATGACTTAAATCTCTCTTGCCCAATAATGTAGTACGAAGTTAGATCCTCCTTTGAAGTACCTAGCCACCTCAAAATAAACTCATTGCCATCCCTCACTGTCGAGAAGGGTGCTGGTTCTCCATTTATTAGGATGTCAAGTTTAGTTCCTTTCTTTTTTATTACTCTATGGATCATCAATGTCTCTTTACGAACATCACAATGCCATGTCTCGATCACTTCTGCTGATGAAGCTCCTCTCCTGATTAGATTAACATCTCTCTCCTTTCTTGAGTTTGTTCCCATCGTACAAAACTCAACAGCCGTAAAGAAACCTGACTTACCACTACCATTACTTTCTTGGTCGTCATCTGTTTTGTTTACCCCCTGCACATTGAGGGGGTGTTGGGGGAAGACAAATTTCTGGTCTTTAAAGGAGAGGAAGTTTATTAAATGTATTTCCTGTAATGTGATCATAATAGTCCTTTGAAGATGTGTGCAATTACGTCAACTGTCCAGCCATTGCCAATCATTTTGTATCTTTGTGTATTACTGACGCAAGATGTATAATTATCTGGAATAGTTTGTAGTCTCTCGCATTCCAGTGGGGTTAGTCTTCGGTTTAGCTCTTTAATGACACCATAAGGCACGCCTTTATGCATATTTGCTGTCAAACATGCAGCTTTTCCCTGAATGTTGTTTTTGTGGTATTCCCATCTAGGTTTACCATTTCTCAACCTGTCCATATATAGCACAGCTTTATCACTTAATGTGAATTTTGGATCTACATCTTTCTCCAATACATCACCAAGGGTACTGTTGCCAACGGGGACTTCTTTGATATTTGGAATGTTTGTCCAATATAGCCTGGGTCTGTTTTGGGAACTAAAAAACTTACTGTTAATCTCTATTGGTTCACACCCTAATGCTTCAGTTATAACTTGCTGCCACTCCTTTTTCATTTTAACATTTTCAAGCAAAAAGTATTTTGGCTTTATTTCCTTAAGTGCCTTCACAAACTCCCAAAACAAACCACTTTTTCCATCAAAGCCACTACCATCACCTGCATTACTAAAGCTCTGACAAGGACTGCCGCCTATAAACAAGTCAATTTTAGGCAAAGCACTTAAATCTGCGCCAACAACACTCCCCATCTGAATTGTGTTGGGGTAATTTGATTGAGCTACCTTTATTGCAGGCTCATCAATCTCAAAAGCAAAATATTTTTCTGGTTTAATGCCAACTCTATCCAGGGCTATTTGTCCGCAACTCATGCCATCAAAATAGCTAACAACATTTTTTATTTCCATACTTCCAATTTTTATCAATTACGATTCCAATGCTTTTCTAACCTTTTGCTCAATCTCCTCTACTAGTTCTGGATTGTCTCTTAGTACGTCAGCAGCCTTCTCAACACCTTGCGCTATATTTGTGTCACTATATGAAATCCATGACCCCTTTTTATCTACAATTCCAAACATGATTGCTACATCCAACAATTCTCTTTCTTTATCAATACCTGTCTCGAAAGATATTGTTACTTCGCCAGTCTTAAATGGTGGGGCAACCTTGTTTTTTATAACCTTGTTTTTTTGAGTAAAGCCAACAATTTCATCCCCTTTTCGAATATTTGTCTTTTTGATCTCAATCCTCTGACTTGCATAGTAAGCAACAGCGTTTCCAACTCCAACGGCTTTGGTTGGAATGTAACCACCTAACTGTTCGCGCGTTTGTGAGATGAACAACAGTGTGCATTCATATTTATTTGCAATACCAGTTAACTGCTTCATTGCTTGAGAGAACAATCTTGCCCCATTCGCAACAAAAGCTTGTCCGCTTGATCCCTCAAGTTCAGCTTTTGGTATCATACTGTTTGTTGAATCGAACACAATTAACCCAAACTCGCCTGAAGTTATTGCCTTTTTCGCTATCTCAAAGCCCTCTTCTGCTGTCGATGGCTGAGAGATAAATAATCTATCTATATCAACATCAAGCTTTTCCGCTGCCTCTAAATTTAATGCACATTCATGATCGAGATACAATACCTCTCTGTCTAACAAATGCATCTCTTTTGCAGCACTTAATGCTCTATAGCTTTTGCCGCACATATTGAGTGAGTAGATTTCTACAATTTTTCCCAAAGCAAACCCTCCGCCAAGAGCCACATCTAAAGCCAAACTTCCACTTGAGAAAGTTTTTATTTCGTTAGAGGGGTCGTTCATCTTCATAACACTACCTTCACCATAAATCTTGCTAACCTCTGAGCAAAAATTAGATAAAGCTTCACTGTTTTTTTTCTTTGTCATCTTATTCAATTTTTACATTTTTCCAAGTAAGACCTCTTTTTATGTGCCGTATTGTTGACACTGTTACGTCAAACTTTTTAGCTAAATCAGATACCGTTGCACCACACTTAATTTGCTTTTTTATATCAATAACATCACCCACACTAAGCTTATGTGTTTTTCTTTTAACGTCAACAGAGTTCTTATCTATAGACCAAACTTTCCCATTCATTATGGCATAAATTGTGCCAACACTGACATCATATTTGTGACTCAATGAATTAGCAGAAGCTCCATTGTTTAAATCATCAACAATTTTTTCAGCTATCTTTTTGTCAATCTTATCACAAGCCCTATGTTCCCTAATAGCTATGTCACCAAGCCCCCTTCTTCTTGTGCCTAAACACAATCTACTTACCTGAGAAACAGATAAGCCAAACTTTTTAGCTATCTCTGAGATGGGGATACGTGTCTCTGAATACAGTCTTTTTATTTCAAGAACATCTTTATCAGACACCTTTTTTTCATTAAGTCCAGAATCAATGGCATGTTGATTATTTTCTTCAATAGTATTCCACTCTAAATTGTCAACTCTATTGTCATGCTTAATTCCATTAATGTGATTAACAGTTAATTTGCACTCTGGGTTTGCAATAAAAGTTAAAGCAACCAGTCTATGAACAAAAAACTTCTCCCCTACCCCATTTTTGTGTATAGTTAATCCACAATACCCCCTTTTGTTTGGCTTTGCTGACAGAAGCATGCCTTTCCTTTTAATTAATCTACCAGAGGACGCAATTGTTCTATCCAAACTCCTAACATTCCCAAGGTTGCTAACCTGATACATCCCCTCATAGCCCTCAATGTCTCTCCACTCCTCTTCAACTTCATCCATCAATCACCTTTTTTAAATACTTTTCACCAATAGTCTTATCTATTTCCTCAGACTCACACCACTTTTCTAAAGACTCCATTACGTTATGAGAGGTGTTGGTTTCTTCGGTAAGTGGCAAATTGGTATTGCTTTCTAAAAATACCTCATCGTAGTTTAGCTTCACATCTACTCCAACAGCATTGAATTTCTCTTTTTTGAATGCCTTTAACTTTTCTGTAGCTCCACTAACCTCTAATCGTAAATTAATATCATTTTTAGCTTCTCTTAAGACATCTTTCACTTTCTCTGGTGTCAATGTATCAATATCACATTTCAGTGTCTTAAATGGCTTAAAATCACTTTGGATCAATTCGTAAGTATTATCACTATATACCACAGTATACCCCTTCTCAAAAGACTCTCCAAAATTACGTTGAAACAGAGAGGGGCAGTGAATGATGTTGTCTGTTACTTCCCCATGTGTGTGATAATGCCCCAATAAAACCAAGCCCCACTTCTCAAGCATTGACTTATCAATAGCTCTACCTGTAGCTGCTATTCCATTTGAAACACTGCCGTTTAACTCAAAGTGACTAACCAAAATATCTCCACCTCTTGCTTCATTAAGTGTTTCAATCATCATGTCCTCAATTTGGAATGGCATCATATCCACCTTCTTTTCACCTATTTTGAACGACTTTATGTGGTCTATAATTGTAATGTACTCTTGGTCGAAATTAAATGGTGTTAGCCATGAATCTGTGTTCTCATATACTGGAAGATCGTGGTTGCCGTGAAGAATGTATGCCTTTACTTTATGAAAGGTTATGTAATCTAATATTCTCTTAAATGACATCAGGCACTCAAGCCTCTGTGATCCCCTCACATCAAATACATCTCCAGCTACCACCATTGGACAGCTATGTTCTACACACAAATCTACGTGTACTTTCACTAACCTCTCTACGGTTTGGTGTGTTTGTGGTGATATGTGCCAATCATTTGATTGAATAAACAGTATCTCTTTCTCCATACTTTTATTAATTTGAAAGGGGGCATTTGCCCCCAATCATTTTACATTAGCGGTTTGCCATTGCTTTTAATTTAGTTAAACGCTCCTCTCTTGATAAAGTTTTCTTTGCAGCAGTCTCTTTTTCAACTACTGGCGGTTTCTCTTCGCGAGTCACTTCTTCATCTTGGACAGGTTGAGGCTTTTCGCCCTTACTGCCCTCAGAGCCAGCATTCAGATTTTCCAAATAGATCTCCTTAAATACATCAATCACTTCCTCTAGCTCACGCTCACGAGCTTTAGCTTTCTGTTTCTTTGACATTTCCTTGCGCTCTTCTGCGGTAGAAAAATCAATTGTATCAAGAACTTCTTTCACTTTATCTGGCATAGCAACGTGTTTGCTCTCATTAAAGTATTGGGGGTCTTGATTTGGGTTTAATACCAAAGATTTGCCCCCTTGTGATACCCATAACGTTGTATCAACAAACCCACTTTCAGTCTTACTTCCAATTACATTAATTGAAATAGGTTTACTTTTATCGAATGACATTAATGCAATGATCATTCGCTTTGCAATAGTTGTATTGGTATATCCATCATCAATCTTGAATGAGATGTTGTATTTTTGATCTTCCTCTATGTCATCAACATACACATCCATAAACTCACCATAGTCGCCATCCTTAAAGTGAACGCTATCAAACATTCCCTCTAGCTCATTATAGCAGCACCCCTTTCTTACACCTTCTTTGCCAGCAAACTCATAAGTCTCCTCTTTATAATTTGGGTCTTCTGTGTCCAAATTCTTTGTGTCCCAAATTCCACCTGAAATGATTTTTAAATACTTAGTGTTACCGCCTTGTCCTTCTCTTGTTTTTAATCCCATTTACCTTTATTTTTATTGTTACTAATTGTTTTTACTTTATGAGGCTATTTCAGCCCTCCTTCTTTTCCAGCTTTCTTTAAAAAATAGCCATTAATCTTTCCTTCAACAAGCTCGCCAATAAACTCCTCTGGCGTAACCTTTGGTATAAAGTACTGCAACCTGAAAGCTTTGCCCTCAACTCCATTCAGCATTGACTTTACAATTCCATGATTACGTGTTGCAATGTGAAGTTGATTCTTAAGTCTCTGCCACTCTCTGTCTGAACAATGGGCTGTTTCAAGAGCTTTTTCTGTTACCTTAAATCTAGTGCCATTCACTGTAGCAAAGCCCTCATCTCTTGTTGACTCTTTGCGGCACTTCATTTTAAAGTCAGCTTCATAGACAGACAAAGCCATTTTTGCTTCTGATTCAAGGTACTCTGCTTCTGACAACATTGCTCCAATCTTTGACTTTAATGGATCAATTGTCAATGCTTCTCCAACTATATTGGAGTAGTCGATCTTCGATAAATCCTCAATATCAATTGAGTCATCAAAGTCACTGTGAGTGAGCAGCACTTGTTTGCCGCCCACATTAATCTTGTGTTCCATACTATTCTATATTAAATTTGGGAATATTTTTCTTATTATTGTTCCAACATTCAGCGATACTGTTTCTAAGTGAGGATATTTTGTTATAAATGTTGCGATAGTCTTGTGTTTGACAATACAAGCAAAATGCCTTTGTTTCACTAACGTTAGCATAATTGCTTCCCCAAAACTCTAAAAAGTTTGTGGGAATAGAAACTTGTTGTTTTGGGCTTGTTTTTGACACTATGAAAAAGTTTAATGATGCAGGATGATCCTCATGCTCATCTCCGTCATATATTCCAGAGATATATGTTATATCACCTGCCTCTAGGTATGCGCCATCTACCTCTATTATCATACTCTCAATATTTAATATTAATACTAATTTTCTTTTATATACAAATTACAACAACACTCTTGTTCTTCTCTAGCTTTCTTGCATGGACATAGGTAATCATCGTGACCATTAGAGTTTGGCACACATGGACAATATCCTCCACACATAGCTATTCTCTGCTTTATTGTAGCAACTAGCTTACTGTTGCTATTAAGCTGCATTTTTTCTGGCAATACATCTTTCATATTTTATGTTTTTAAATTTAGGTAGTAGAGTCTTTTAGCTTTCTCTCTTGCTGTTTTGGGGTGACTTTTAAATCCCACACACCCTTTAGGATACCTATATTTTTAATAATTAGGCCACTATTTACTGCATGTTGGTATTTGAGGTTTGTTAGCATTTGTAGTAATAGATTGTTGTACTTTTACTATCATATCTAAAATTTATTAAATCTGGTATTATAAGTTTTGTAAAATCCAATTATTAAATTGTTCATTATAGGCATTTCCAGCTTGCAAAAAGTCTTGTTTAAACTTAATAAATAACTGCATAACCTCTTCCCTGCTCCAACTTTTTTTAACCTTCCTTATTGTAATTTCTCCTTTGGTTGTTTTGGGTCTAAATTCATCAATAATATTCCCACATTCTTCTGGATGAGCACAATGCCTTACTCCTTGCTTGTTGCATGTAATACAATAATGAATTTCTTCATGTTCAACTAAACACTCTTCAATCTTTTCACCTTTATTATAAGCATCAATATATACTTGTAAGAATGAATCAGAAGGTTTTGGTAAGTTTAGAGATAGGTCGGTTGAGGCTATTATTTTACCGAAATCAGGATCTAATTCCTTTGCTCCAGTCGCTTGATGTGGCTTACTTTTACCTAAAAACCAATCTCCTTCACATATTTTATCTGTACTTAGGAAATAGAGGTGTTGATTTAACATTGATTCATCTTTAGGATATTTACCTAAATAAAGTCTGTCATATTTATCCTTTGATAATATAGATTGTGCATTTGTAGACAACATCACAATCTTTGAGTAACGATAAGTCTTATTATCAATTACTACTGTTTTCTCTTTTAAGTTCATAGTTTTCTCTTTTAAGATTAATAATTTAATAGTGGAGATGGAGGACTCGAACCTCCGTTAATTCCGCTAAGAACTGCCCTAACCACTAGACGAATCTCCTATTAATACACATATATGCTAAACAATAACCACAGAGAGGTCGTTGACTTTAAAAATTACTAAATTCACCCATTAGCTAGTAAGTTTACATATCTCTAGAAAATATGCTCTAACGAATCTTTAAATGCATCAGTTATTAGCTGTTTGTTTTTATGCATATTAATATTTTAACTGTGGGGAGAGTTGGAATCGAACCAACACCTCTGATTATTCACATCAGCGCTAGAACCACTTAGCTACCACCCCATAATATAAAGAAGAATGTCCTCTATCTATATGCTGTTGGCATTCCTCTTTAATGTTTTAAAGTAAAAGGCTGTGATAGCATCAATCCATTAACCACATGCGCGTAGTGGACACCTTTTACCGTTAGCTATAAACCTTATTTTATAAGGACAACGATTAACTAACATGATCATTGTTTATAAAGTACTGACAGCGCATAGTTAATAATTATAGCTTATTGCAACCTTTTCTAAGGATAGTATGCGCAATATGATACTTTGTTAGTAAATAATAGTGTTCACTTGCTGAACTTATCAATGTCAATTTCTTACACCATTATATTACCCTTGTGGTACAATACCGCTTCGTTAAACTGTATCTCATTTCTAATTTCAATACAAAGGTAATGCTTTATTTTTAAACTACAAACTTTTTATGAACTTTATTTTACCTTTTTCTGTTGCGACTATCTGATTTGACTGCGTATATCTCTCATCATAAGCTATATTGCCTTGAATTAAAAGTATAGATCCTGGCAAATCATTCACATCTACATCAAGCTTCTCCCACTCTTCACTCCATATCGTCACATTATGAAACTCGTAGTTTGATTCAATTATGAGTTTGCAGTATTTACCTTTAGCTCCTCTTCTCTCAAAAGCCTCTGACACCACACCCCCCAAACAGCCAAAGCCTTTCACTATAGGCTCACTCAACGTTTGATTTGATATAAAGTCTGAGCAGTCCAAGTGATCTAAGCACAATTGCTTGTAGTTAAAGAAAGCTAATCCAGATAAACGCTTCTGTTCCAACAACCAAATCTCATCTTGTCTTATAGAACTAAAATTCTTATGATACCAAGATTTAGATTCATCAACTTTAACATCAGCCAATTCCCAATACGCGAATAGTAAATTAGTTCTCTTTCTGGGAATGTCAATACCCTCTATTCCATCAAATGCACCTGATAGTATTAGTCCTTCATAAACACGTTTGTTTACCTTACTTCCTTTAAAATTGTGTATCTCCACAAATTCACTTAATGAGGAATAGCCCCTTTTTGGTCTCATCGCCATTATTTGATCTGTAGCTTTCTCTCCAACGTTTTTTATTGAAGATAGTGCCCAAAACAAAGAGTTTGTTTCAGCATCAGACTGAATAAAAGTTTCTGATAAATTTATGTCTGGAGACATTACTTTTACAATACCAGAATCTCTAATCTCAGACAAAAACCTTGGGGTGTGATCCTCATCAGCAAAACTAAAGGCAGTTGCCCAATATTCTAGTGGGTAGTGAACTTTTAGCCATTGCCCTATATATCCAGTAATTGCATAAGCAGCAGAATGACTTAAATTAAATAAATACAATGATGCACTTAACATGTACCCCCAAAGCTCATTTGCCACCTCCTCAGTGCCTCCATTATCAACAACACCCTTTAAGAACTGACTCTCAAACGGCTTCAAGACTTCGACTTTCTTTTTACCAAGAGCTTTAAGCACCTTTGATGAGTCTGATGGTGATATATTTCCTAATTGGGAACATATCTTAAGAACGCTTTCTTGAAATACTAAAAGTCCATAAGTGTCTTTAAGTATCTCTTCTGTACCCCAAATGTACTCAATGTTCGACTCGCCATTTTTTCTCTTAATGTACTCCTCATGAAACCCGTGCTCCATAGCCCCTGGTCTATATAGAGCTACACAAGCGATAAGGTCGTCAATGTTACTTGGCTTTAATTGTTTTGTGTAGCCTGTTAAGCCTTGAGACCCAAACTGAAACACATCACTGTTCCACCCTTGACTAAAGTACCCATAAACCTTCTCGTCATCAAGTGGCAAGTTGTAAATATCTGGAACTTCTTTTCCATTAGCTTCAATTCGCCTAAGAATATCCTTGAACTTGTCAAGTTGCTTGATTCCAAGTACATCAAATTTTAAAAACCCAGCCCCATCCAACTCTGTCCCTTCATATTCAGACACCATCAGACCATCGTGATTCACTACAGGTGTCCAATGCTTCATGTGTCTGTCTTGCGGAAAAACCATCAAAGCACACGCATGAACCGATCTAGCTTTTGGCTGACCCAAAAGTAATGGTAGTTCATAAAACAAGCCCCAATTCTTTTGAATAAACTTTTTTAATTTTGGTTCAATGGCAGCCCTCTTAAACAAATCTGTCATTGTTTTGTCGTCATCCTCAATTATTGACGTTATGAGATTGGCTTCTTGAAAATCAATGTTGTGAAGTTTTGCTAAATCTTTTATAGCTCCCTTTAGTTTCATTGTGGTGTATGTGCCAACAGAGCAAACTTGTGTTTCGCCAAACCTTTTTTCCATATATGACTTAACCCAAGGTCTAGCTGCCCCCTCAAAGTCAGAATCAATATCAGTTTAGTCAGGCAGAGAGCCATTTACAACCCTCTGCCCATCATACCTTTTAATGTGTTCAACTTTCATAATATTTCATCTCCCTCTTTAATTTCATGCGGCAACCCAACAAACTTATTGCCGTCCCTTATGATAATAGTTTTTGTGTCTGGGTACATCGTTTTTACACTACCATCACTCATCTCTATTTCAAAAACCTCAGAGTCAACCAATTGCCCTAAACGATCTTTAGTTAAGAACCTATCAAACAAAAGGTCAAACTGTATGGGGTCTATCTTTATTATTCCAAGAAGGTAAGATATAATACTTCCACCACTACTGCCCCTTGCCACACCAGTCAAAATATGCTCCTCTGTTGAGGCATTAAGCACATCTCTGGTGTTCAAAAAATAATCAACAACGCCACCTGTCTCCAAAACATCCATCTCATATTCAATCCTCTCAATGTGCTCATTTGTGAAGTCTGGATATAGTTTCATTAACCCATCTTCAATTAAAGACATAAACATATCCTTATTGTCCTTATATAGCAGACGCTCTTCCTCTGTCATTATATACTTTGGCAGATGTCGATTCTTTGTGTCTATCTCAAAGTTGCAGTTGTCTGAAATCTCAATTGAGTTCTTTACTGCCTCTGTGTAGACACCCCACATCTTATCATCGTCTTTTGATAACTCCGATAACTCCATAAGAACGTCATCATTTGACTTAAAGTATTGATTATATGTCTTTAGGTCATGGTTCTTTCCAATGGTTTCAAGTCTATCTTTTATAAAGTAGTCCCTCTTCTCTAAGTAGTACGCATCATTCAACAAAACTGGCTTTAAGTCACTATCTATAAACTTCTTTAGGTTTTGCAGATAATACTTATCCTCTTCCTCATTCTTGTAGTGCACTGTATCTAGTTGATAATACACTTCATGCAAATCAAGGGGGAATAAATCTTCATATTGTATAGTTTTGGGATCTACAACAACATACAAGCCCTCTTCTCTATTGAACATATCTGTTTCACAAACAAAGCCGTTATTTTCAACGTTGTTGATATAATTAAGCTCCAATAGGTGCATCCACCCTATCTCATCCTTTGCGTACAGCTTTATGTCGTACTTCAAACTCCCCCTCTTTACACTATATGAAGCTCCTAGTATCGGCTTGATTTCATTTTTTAGACACGTTTGTTGAAACTTCATTGTTCCTGCAAGTGTTCCTTTTTCACATATCCCCAAACTCTCTAGCCCTAAAAACTTGGCTTTTTTGCACCAATCTTCATAGCTACGACTACCTCTCAATAACTCATATCCACCATGAACCCCAAGGAAGGTTGTTGTTTCAAAACTAACGTCAGCTTTTCCGACATATATCACCTCATCTAACTGAAAGTCCTCTTCAAACCCACACTCAATTCGATAATATCTGCCGCCAAACAGAAATGCGTGATAGTCCCACCCAACTCCGCCTTGAATAAACTTAAACTCCTCATCAAATAACAATCCACCTTGAGGTTTGATTAAGCAGTGAGACTTTCCATCTATATCTACAACATTGTCGGCTATTTGTGTGTGGGCGATTTTGTTTTCAATTAAATACTCTATGAAGTTGTTCATTAATCGTAAGTTTCAATTATTTTTTCAGCCATAGCTTTAACTGTATCTAAGTGAGATGTTTCTCCAGACTCAACATAGTTACACAATGCTTCAATGGCTCTACCTTCCAAAAAACCAAGACTATTAGACGCAATAAAGTCAATTGCTGATATACTTAATGTTCTTTGGGTGCTAGAATTTCTGTATTTTTTTACAAAATCAACATAATGTACAACTTTCTCTACATCTTGAACACCATTTTTGCTTTTATGTCTTGTTATGTATTTAACAATGTTCCCCTCACTGAATGTAAGATTGTTTGTCTCAGTAAACTCTACTGGCTGTATTCCCCACCCCTTGTAGTGATCTCCTCCAACTTGAATTGAGAGGGGATCTTCTTCTATTTCATCAAACGCTGAGTCTAGGTTTTGTCTTTCTACTTTAATCGGAAATGGGATATTGTGTCCATCGCAACCATATTCGTAATGAACTTTACATTTTTCCTTCTCAAAATTTGGGCAATCGTAACAATCTGTGTATTTCTTGAAGTTAATAAGCCTATATTCAATTCCATCTACTTTCATATCTTTTATTTTACACCAGAATGACCAAAGCCTCCATCCCCTCGCTCAGTTTCATCTAGTTGTTCAACTTCAATTAATTCTACTTTCTCGTACTTTGCAACCACCATTTGACATATACGATCACCATTATTTACCACGAATGGCTCTGACCCTAAGTTAATTAGCATAACTTTTATCTCTCCAATATAATCTGCATCTAAAGTGCCTGGTGTGTTAAGGACTGTGATTCCATGCTTTAATGCAAGTCCACTTCTAGGTCTAATCTGTGCTTCTGTGCCTTCTTGAAGCTGTATGTGTAACCCTGTTGGAACGAGCACTCGTTCCATTGGTTTAATTTCAATAGCTTCTTTTACATTAGCCCTTAAATCCATACCAGCGGAACTTGTTGTTGCGAACTTTGGCAGCTCATTGTCACTCTTGTTGATGATCTTAACCATTTTTTCTTTACTTATATTTTTATTTCTCTGATTTTAATTTTCCATCTTCAAACCAATACCATGTGTCACTTTCAATAGTTGTGTTGCACACACTGCCACCAACTTTAGATGAATGTATGCACTCGATGTGTATATTGTAACTTGGCTGCAAATCTTCTATGACTTCTGAATTTTCTTCATATTTCTTACCTCTACATTCAAGACCTTTATTGAATGCCTTAAATCCTTTAATTATTTCCATATTTTCAATTTTTAATTATAGTACAAAAGTAATGGTAATATTTCAAACCACCAAACAATTAACTAAAATAAATTAAAATCTGCTCTATTGTATTCTATTTCATTTGACACACTTCCACCACCCCTTTGTCTCTTAAGTAACTCAATCACCATCTTTGCGTTTGGCATAGCATCATTCATTGCTCTGTGGGCGTCTTTAACAACAATTCCAACATTCTTACAACAAGTGGCAAGCTGATAATTCTCTGAGTCTGGTAATGCAAGTTTGCATTCTTCTATCGTATCCCAAATTTTTCCAGCTATAAGCTTGTCAAGCTTAATTTTGTGTGCTGCTAAAAACTTCTCCAAAAAACCATTGTCGAACTTAATGATATTGTGTCCAGCAAGGATTGGTTTCACTCCCACCTTATGAAGCTTTAAGAACTGTTCAATTTCATCGGCAACCACAGAAGCCTCTTTTCCTTCATTCTTCAACATCTCTTCTGTAATCCCAGAAGTCTCTAGGGCTTGGGGTGAATACTCATTCTCTGAATATCTTTTAATTAACGTCTCATAAGTACCTACAATCTCCAATGTTTCAAGATCTATAGCTACCATAGCTATCTCAGAGATGTCATGCTTATCTTTATTTAGCCCCATCGTTTCAAGGTCATATACGACCATCCTTTTGTATGCGCTTTTATTCATCTATCAATTTTTAAAACTGTTTTCAAAAATCCAATCATCTATCCTTGATACCCAAAACAACACTCTGTTTTCAAATGCTTTTGGGTTTGGGTGCTTTTCAAGCTTATATCTCTCTATATCTTTATATAGCCTTTGTTTTTCTTGGTTAGCAAAGGTCACTGTTTTTATAGATGGGCTGTATGGGGGCACAAAATCGCTCAATATTACCATACTTGAATTAATTTATGCAGATTGCATTCTCATCTTTGCTACTTAACTCATAGTCTTCGTAGTAGTCTTCTGTAAAAAACTCACCATCAGCGTCATATACACCTAACGTTGGAGCATAATATACATCTTCATAACCATTCCCCTCAGCATCCTTAGCTGCAATTACGTTAAACTCTAATAGTTTTGGGTTTTCTTTAACCATTTCTTGTAAATTCTCAATAAAATCCTTAAGCTTCATCTCTCAATTTTTTAATTCTACTTTCAATATACTTCCAATTAATCATTTTTTCTTTATCTCCAAAGTCAAGCTGTTGGTGGCACTCCAAACAAAGGTTCACTACATTTTCTACAGTGTGTCTTAGTTTTGGTGCTATGCTCTTAGCTATTAAATGTGCATATCTCCACCTTGCAATCACTCTGCCTTCATTGTCACGAAAATCTATGTTTAACTGTGCTCCACAATTTTCGCATCTATGATCTGAACAACTAAACACTTTCTCATAAAGTTCTTCATCTTTCTTTATTGTATTCTTTGCTTTGTCGCTAAGTCCTCCTTTTATGTTGTTTTTAGGCTTATTTTTGAAGCCTGTTGGCCTTTTGACACTATCGTACATTTTTCCAAATTCATTGCCATAAAGACGATTATTATTGCATTTTTGACAAAGACTAAAGAAACTGTTTACCACATGAGGTGATTCGCACTCTTTACACTTCTTGTTTTTTATTTTCATTAATCTAACAAATCAATTACTTTACTTAAATTTCCAACACTTATCTTAGCGTACACTTTTGTTGTTGATTCATTCTCATGTCCAAGTAATTCCCCTATTACTGCTAGGTCTACACCCCTATTAACCAAGTGTGTGGCGAAACTGTGGCGCAATTGGTGCATTGAATGCTTTGATCCAATATACTTCTTCACAAGCTTATTGCAACTCTCAGCACTATACTGAAGGCTTCCCTGTCCGTTAAACAAACACTCTTTAGGTTTATGTTTTATAAAATATTCTCTTAATGACTTAAGTGTTTTGTTTGAGATGGGGATAATCCTATCCTTGTTTCCTTTGCCTTGAACAACTGTCACCGTTTTTCTTTTACCGTCAATGTGGTCTATCTTTAAATTTACTATCTCAGACCTTCTCATGCCTGTACTGTATGTGAGGTGTAGTATGGCTTTATGTTTAAGATTGTCTATTGTGTTAATCTTTTCTTTTAAGAATGACTCATCTATGGCTTTTGGTAGACGTTTTTCTTTTCTTGGTCTTTTGACGCTAATTTTATTAAGTTTTGAGCCAACAATATGTTTATACAACAACTTAATTGCACTTATATACTGATTTTGTTGAGATATTGATGAGTACGATTTGTTTTTCAAAAACTCAACAGCTTGTGTTTGTGGTATGTGATAAATGTCATCACAGAAACTCAATAAAAATGTTTCAATACAACAACAATATGTATTTATTGTGTTACTTGAATAATTTTCAACTCTCAATTCTTTTTTAAACTTTTTGAGAGTTGCCTTACTTTTCTCATTCATAATCAATTATTTACACAAAGGTTGTTATATACTTTAGTTATAAGCAAGCCTTTTAAAAGTCCTACCCACAAGCCAACCTAAATAAGGCCAGCTTATAACACGTAATATAGCAAATACTACATTCGTGCCTCGTGGGTAGGTTGGTGCTTAATTGGGGCAATTAAAAATAAAAAGCCACCGCACGCATTTACTCAGCTTCGGTAAAATCTAAGTAATAGGTTTTACCAGGCACAAGAAAATCTTTAGCAACTGCATCTTTATCAATGTTAATTGTTACTTGACCGCTTGGTGTAGCTTCTGCAAATTGGTTGTTTTCTGGTTTCCCATCATCATACACGGCTGTCAATTTAGCCTCTTTGTTTCCGTAACCGTATTCAGTTACCGAGTCGCAATTGAATTTTGCTCTCATTTTACTATAAATTTAAAATTTGGGTACTCTATAAAGTTTTCCCCTTCCCTTTTTTTATTTTTAATTTTCTCTCGTATGTAGCTTAGTGGGTTATTGCCGTACTTGCCATATTACCATCCGTTATACACAAGCGTAGGAAGTGCAGTACTTCGATTAAACGCTTGTGCAAACTTGCAATAATTATTTTTTACCCTCCCGCTTTTGCTTTTCCAAAGCAATTTGGTTTTTTAACACTGTATCCACATAGTTGCTTAGTGGTCTGTTATCATCTTTAGCGTATTGTTTTAGCAGTTCTAAATCTTCGCTTTCAATTCTTACTGGTAGTTGTATTTTTGCCATTATATTAAGTTTTTAACCTCTATTGCATTAAATGGTTTCTGTGTATATAAATCTCCATTACTAGCTATAGCCATAAGCCCGTTACAGTAATGTAATGGTATAAGTTTGATAACTCTAAACCCTCCGTTACCAAACTTGTCACGCCATTGTGTTAATGGCGTTCCAAGTCTAAAACCGTATATTTTTTGTGTTCGTGTCATTTGTTTTTATTTAAAAGTTCGGATTCTATTTTATCACTATTTTCAGCAACTAAATCTCTATATCCACAAATATATTGATGGTTTTTACTTAACTCGTAAGCAAATGCACAAATGTACCTATACTCTTTTTTATTAAACACTTGCTTAAACATATCAGCCAGTCCACCGCATACTGTAGTGTATACAGCATTACCGTTTTGTTCAGCTCCAATTAATTTACTGCCGTCTACAAAATTCAATTCAAATAACTCAGTCATATCTTTTAGTTTTATTGTTCTCTACAAATATATATCATTTGTAATACAAATGCAAGTATTTTGCTATTTACTTTAAAATAAAAAAGCCATCCCTAAAAAAAATAATTATTAGAGTAGAGCATTTAATCAACATTCGAGTAAAACGCCAGTGTATAACACCATATATAAAACAAAGCCTATCAAGTGCAGTGCAAAATTGATAGGCTTATGGTTTGGCTTCGTTTCATATATTTTTCGTTGTACACAAGTGCTTCAAGGTTCGTCAATCGTATCAACGTCCGTACTATCTTGGTTTTTCTTTTTTTTCTCCCTCCCTTAAAAAAGAGTAGAATCTACATAGTGCATTTTCATATCGTTCTTTTGCGCTACTATTTGCAAATGCACCGTAAGTCATATCAAAAAACTGAGCTAAGTCTTTTTGAGTTAGCCCAGTTTCTTTTTTTAATTGCTGAATACTATACTGCATAATAATCATCTGATCGTTCTCTGTGTTCATTTCCTCGCTATCAAATTCCTCTTGGCTCATTTGAATAGTTCTGTACTTTGCGAATAATTTACCATCAATATATTTTCTGATAGTGAAAGTTCTTTTACTTTGGTTAGCTGCTACTTTAATTGTTTCGTTTGAAGTTGTCATAATTTTGTTTTTTAAAAGTTGATTACTTAATTATCTGATACAAATATAAGCATATACTTAATACACTCCAAACATTTTAGCAATTATTTTCAGTAAATACTTAATTTTTTCAAATTATTTGCCCAACCCGCAAAAAAGAAAAGGTTCGTAGCTCGTATATAGTTCAGTAATAAGCACCAGTGTACAACACCAAATATATGTAAGCTTCGTACCTCAGCCTCCACATATTCATTACGTTATGCCCCATTTAAGGAAGCACATTCAGATTTAAAATTCTCAATTATTTCTTCACTAACCACCCACTCATTATTTATCAGCGTTCCAATTTCAAATTTCACCACATCAGGAAGTTCACAATCTAATCCTTGATATTCTACGTCAAATTCAGGGTGTTGAGTATCTCTTATTGCAATACAACCAACCCTTTCATCAACAAAAAAACGGGGCATAACACCCGATGATAGATCATGGCTTGTGGTTTCGATAGTTTCTTTTGTATCTGACATTTTAGTTTTATTTTTTTTAGTTCAGCGGCACTTACTGGCAGCCACGCTCCATATCTTTTTTCATTACCAACAAGCGGATGAAAGGCAGTGCATTTAATCAGCTTATGTAGTAACTTACCCATAATTAAATATTTTTCCCACCGCACCGTTTAGAATAGACAAATTCAACTTGCTCTTTAAAACTCGGTATAACAAAATCTTTACTTTCATAAAGTTCGTTATCCAGTTTTCTCCAAATTTCTCTAAATTCTTCGGTAATGTATTCGTAAAAGTCCTCACCTGTTACACCTTCATCACCTTCCATCTTAAGCGCACTTACAAGTTCAGAACACTTCAAATGATTTTTCCAAACGTAAATATCATCGTATTTTAATGTTTGAGTTTGGTAAACTTCACCAACAGGTATAGTACACCCACACCAGTTACATACATGGGCTTTTCTTGCCTTTACTTTTTTTGTGTCATTAATTATTTCAATTCCCATCGCTAAAAATATTTAATTATTACTTCTGTTCATTTAATCAAGGTTCGTGATAACCGCCAGTTGGTAACAAGTG